TTAGATGTAGCACTCATAGATGGAGTTGTTACAAACTCATCTGCGTTTGGTACATTGAATACAGTGTAAACATTAGACTCAAGAGTTGTGTTACCAGTACCAGCGTTAACGTAGAGGATGTCACCCGCTCTAAGTCCGTGGTTGGCGAACGTAATCTTACCGAAACTGAATGTGACGGATGGGTCAGTAGCAACCTGAATGTTATCAACCAAAGGTTTGTCTAGGTAGACCGTTCTGTAAGCTCTGTCAATACCGATAATCTTAGTACCAGTTGCGACACCAGAGTTACCAGCAACGAACTGTCCAAGTGTTAAGTCGTCAATACTAACTTGTGGGTCGATTGTAAGGTAAGAGTTACCAACAACACCGATAGTTGGGTCTGTGTTGTTACCCTTAGTAACAGTAGTTCCAATACCGACACCAGCACCATGAACAACACCCTGTACTGCGACAGGCATGTTATTTGCTCTAGTAACGTAGTAACCGTAGATGTTACCAGCAGGTCCAGTGAAAGTAAATGTCTGTTCTGGGTATGTAGCAGTTGTACCACTACCAACGTTCTTGATCACCCACCTAGATCCATTTAACAGGATACCATACTGCTGGTTATAATCCTGATCTCCTCTGTTGTTTACACAGACTGGATAACCAGTATTTGCAGTAGTACCGTAACCGTTAACGTTTCCGTCAATGTAGGGTTCAAAGTACGAAGTTGCAGAAGGAACATCGCCCTCAGCAGGGGTCGTGTTACTTGTAAAAAGTTTTAATACAAGATTTCGGGGTGATGTATCTTCTAAATCTGCGACAAAGTTATTCTGAGCAATCAGATAACGCAGCGACTCAATTTCACCAATATTAGGAACGAGTAATGCCATTGAAAAACTACCTCTAGGGTCTTAGAACGTTAAGAACTATACTTATTTATAATTTTAATTTTAGAGAGATTAGTAACCTTCTAATATTGTTCACGCTTACTACAGTGAAACGGAGAATATCCCCTGCTCCAATAGTAGTCGTCCAACTATTTAGGACATCATCAAAGTATTTATCCGAATTGGTTAATTGCACTCTCGAACCACCAGTAATACTGGTAAAATTCGGATAATCTGCGAAAGTACATTTTTCTATTTCAAGAACAATATCACCAGTCTGATCGGATAAAACTCTGATATTTTCAATAAGTCCAGTGACATCTATTGTGATTTTACCTTTGTCACCAGGCTGCATTGGAAGACTGCCGCTATCGATAACATAGTTTACGGTTCGTGTTAAATCAGCAGCTGCCGCAAGAGCGATGATTACTACATCATCATTTGATGCTGGAGGAGTTGTAAATACAACCTGATCTCCAGAAATATTATAATCATTTGCTGGATCTAGGAAAAGACCATTTTTAGTCACAATAAGTTGTTGATTATTGTTAGGACTATATGGAGCTCCTTGATCAGTTAGGTTGAATGTGGTTTCAGTACCATCTTGTACTGGTGTTTTACCAATAATGATGTTACCATATTGGATCGACTTTGAGGGAACCTCATAGTCTACACCGACATTATAATTGCCAGGATCGTTGAGAGTGACTAAGTAATCTGCCATTATCGTGTTACGCCTGGAATTACAAGAAGGTTTCCTTGTATTGGTCTAGTCTTATACGCATTGGGCGATTCTAAAACAAGATCATATACATATCTCCCTCCTTCTATTACCGAAGTAATAGTAGATGCCATTGCAACTTTGATCTGTCCATTGACCCTATTGGGAAAAGTTACCACAAAAGGAGTGGACTTGGATGCCTCAGGGTGCTTTCTTAGTTGAGCTGATCCAGTATATCCTGTTAGATTTAAAGAGGAAGCATTTTCATTTTTGATAGTAAATGTTGCTTCAAAATCTACACCTTGATCTAAAACTAAGTTGATGTTCCTTGCTGTCATCTGTCAAAGGGAGGTTTTAGTTATTTATCTAATTTACTCAAAATGAGTTTCATCATTGATTTCAACTCATCAACATCATCTTTTAACTTATCCATTTCATCCACTTCTTGCAACTTTTGTTGCTTCAGTTTTAGATAATTTTCATACTCACTATCAGAACAATTTAAAATTGCACCCGATTGTTCATCTCTATAGAGAGATCCGCTATCTTTTACTTTTATCCTATTCATTAGATTGATGCGATTGCTCTTAAGTCACGAATCTTAGGAACATAAGCAAAGTTAGTTCCTGTCATAACAATCTTAATTTGGAATCCATTGAACTGTGGTAAGTTCTTAGCGTTGAATTCATATTCTTTATAATCTGCCTCAGTAGAAGAAGAAAGAATTCTTCTATCTGGTTTACCATTATTCTTGGCAGGGTCAATAGCATTACCATTAGAATCTAGGTTTTCAAAGCCTGGGAATAGTTCAAATAACTGATACTGTGGTGGTGCATCAATTCTGAATATTCTGTACATAACTCTAATATCATTAGTTGAGTGTCTATAAGCATCAAACTGAACTTTTAATCCATCAGAAGCTTTTTCTAGATTAACAACCTTAGATAAGTAAATTGCAGCACTAGGATCTTGATCAACTGAATTAACTCTACGATCTGTAGCATAATTACTGATCTTAGAATTCAATCTATCCATGATGGTGATCATGTTTACTCTATCCAAGTCAATCATAGGACTAACTTTAGGATCATCTGTAGTTAGAGTTGTTTGTAATGTAAATGATTTTCTGCCTGGGAAATCAATGAGTTTTTCAAGTTCATTACTCTTGGAAGCAACAATTCTAGGTGTAGTTAGATAGTTATTGGTATTGAGTGAGATGTCTTCATATCCCTGATCTACAAATGCAGTCAAGTTTCCGTCAGGACTGTTACCACTAAATGTTCTGATCTTGGCAGATATCTCAGTTCCTTCTGGTAAGAGAGTTGCAACATTAGGTCTAACAATATTGAAAGCAATGTTCTGAGTCGCCATAGGACCATAAGCATTACCAACTTGTACATACTGTTGATCGTAACTACCACCAGATTTATTCTCACTAAAGAATAGTTCTGGGAATCCATTTGCATTTCCAGTTGCTCTGTCTATACCTCTACTTGAAACTCCAACTTTAATCCAGTAATGATCGACATCAATAGGATACTTGGTATCGTTTGTAGGTAAGAAACTATGAGATGTGTTGATTCTTCTTAGAGAAACTCCATTCAACTCATACTTAAATATCTTGTCATTTACTTCGTAATCACCAGCTTTAGTATTATCAATCGATCTAGTAACGTTATTAATTGTAGATGTTGTAGTCGTAACACCAGTGTACTTAATAATTTCATTGTTTATCTTAATATAGCCTGGATTGGAACTACTGACTGGGACATTCTCGAATGAAGTAAAGATTCCAACAGCAGTAACAGTCATATCTTCTGTGCTTGAAGAATCAACTGTGGATGTTAATTTCTCAGGTTTAACATCACCCTCTACACCAGACAATGTAACTTGATCTTCTCGTGAGTACATACCATGATTTGAATGCCTTACACGGAAATGTAATCCATCAGTAACATTTTGTAGGTATGTAATAGGAGCTCCATTTACAACACTTGTTCCACTACCACCAACGTAAACTACAGAAGATGATGAGTCAACTTTAGGTACACCTTGAATATTATCAAGAACTAAAGTATTGAAAGCACTAATCACGCCAACATTATTTGGAATTGTTAATCTCAAGTCTTTTCCGAATCCACCAGTGTTAGTTGAATTAACTGTCAGTACGTCACCAGCAGAGTATCCTGTTCCTCCAATAGAAACTGTTGCTGCAACAGCAACTCTATTATCAACGGTCAAGTTGACAGCTGCACCAACTCCTCTACCAAACTGAGATATAAGTGGTACATTAGAGTAAACAACGGATGATGCAGAAAAACCACTACCACCGTTTGTAATTGTTAGATCACTACCAATACCTATTGCACCAAGAACTTTATTTAAGTTAGCCTTAAAGTTTGGATTATTTTGTTGATAGATTGTAGTTCCTTCTGTCAAACCAGCCTGTTCAGCGGAAGTCAAACTCTTACCCAAACCAACTACTGCATTATAGGCAAGCATATCAATTGGGTTAGGTGCAAGAGAAACAATCTGTCTGTTTCCTACCTCTAGGTCTGGATTATAGAAATTAACTCTACCAGTTGTTGAAGTGAAGTTTGCTCTGTATAGATTGAATTTCAAATCTTCTAACTGACTAGGATCCCATGTAGCACCGTTCTGTGATTTGAATAGTGAACCAAGTAAAGGTTGTTGAGATACAATAACTTTTTCCGAATCGGCAGCATTTACAGTTGTAATATCTTCTTCACCCATCCTAGAGATATAAACAAAGTATTCATTGGATGCGGAAAGAAGAACAAGAGCATACTCTCCTCCACCCTCACAATATACAGGTGATGGGAAAGTAAATGTTGTTGCTTCTGATCCATCTTGAGATAGAACAACTTCATCTGGATCTAGAATACACTCACCAAATGGTAGGATTTCTTGTGTAGGTAAACCAGTTTGAAGTGTTCTTACTTGTAAGGTAACAGGTAATTGGTTTGTATCTTTAGCTTGGAAGTAAACATCACACTTAGTAAGATATACACCACCAACATCAGGAACTTCAAATGATTGTGCAAGAGGGTCAACCCATCTAGTCTGAGTTGTAGATCTCTCTGCAAAAGTATTTTCAATAACTAATCTACTACTCTCATCAGTAAGAGTTCTATCAGCAGATTGAGGTATTCTCTGAACATCTGCATTTCTCATTCTGAGAGTAGAAGACTCTACAGTCTGAAGCGTACCAGATGATGTAAAGTTAGCCTCACCAGAACTATCTGTAAATCCAGAGATAGTTGAGTTTACAGGAGATGATGATAGAGTAAATGTCTTAGTACCAGTGCTAAATGAAGGAGCAGATGGAATTGTAGGATCTGGTAAGAATAGAGATCCAATCAATGATCCAGCCTTATCAGTAATCAATCTAATTGCACTCACTCTTGCGATTGCGCCACTAGACTGTCCAACTAACTTCATACCAGTAGTGATATATCCATAGAAACCAGATGCAGACTGAAGTTCTAAAGATGCAGTATCAACGTTCAATACAGAAGTTGTAGATGAATATGTTGACGATATACTAGATGCAGGGTCATATGGGTTCTGTTTATAAACCTGATCTGGATTATTGTAAGGACCATACTTATGATTCTGATTTGCAAGTCTGAATCTAATTGCGTCATTTGTTGTATTTGCACGACTTCCTTCTACAATTTCACCAGCACCAAATGTACCAGATACCATTGTAATCTCGATAAGTTTTGGCACAACATATTTCGACATATCGATGTTGTCGAAGAATGGATATAATCTTGTATTAGGCTTAAGTCTCCTAGTAACAAACTCAATATTTCTTGATCGCATTGTAGCGATAACTTCTGTGTTTACAACCTTATCACCAAGACTTGTGGTATCAAATCTCTCACCAACACGGAACTGAATACCCTCTCTAGTTTGGTTTGTAGTAGTTGTAGTTGTTTGCTCCTTGAAATCAAATGTTGTATCGAGGAAGTTAGTTGTTGTAGTAATAGGTATACCACGACCAAGAGGGATATGAGATCCACGTTGGAAATGTCCTCTTTGAGTAGATCTACCAGTAACTTCTGTATCTGTTCTACTAAACAGACTTGGGCCTGTATCTACACTTGATCCTGTCCAAGTTGTTTCCCATGATCCCCAATCTATAGGCGATAAACCAGTGTTACTATCAGCACCAGTGATTCCCATAGTAGAATTAAAACTACCTTCAATATCATATGTTGCACTAGTTCTTCTAGTTTCAATCCATGTGTCAGTGCCTGGATTTAATTCAACCTGACCAATCCAGTTTACAACAGCAAATGGGTTTACATTCTCAATACGAGTTGCAAAGTTGTTTTCTAAGTAAACTGTATCACTATAATTCAAACATATAACGTCACCAACTCTCTTGACGTTTGCATCACCAAGATCTTCTACAAATCTATAATCAGCAGATGGGTTAGATGATGTAGCAGCACCAACAATCGCCTCCGATCCAAGTAATAAATCAATAGATGTTGTGTAGTGTTGTGGTCTCAATCTACCCGATGTAGAATCAATAGACGCTTTGTATTGACGGTTAGTTACATCACCACCAGCTACAGATTTGAAGTTATCAACAAAGAATCCAGACTTAAATCTTTCTAGATTAGTCTGTGGATCACGAAGAGACATATTTGATGTCTCCACTTCAAGTAAGGATAGAGATGTGTAGTATTCTATATTTTTAATTCTATTCTCTAGAGTAACAATATCCTTCATTCGGAATCGTTTATGTCTAGCGACTGTTAGCTTAACATCAGATGAATTGTAAACATATGGGGGAAGGTTTATTGTAGCTACTTCTAAAGCATTATCAAGAGTGTTTGGAAGTTTTGGTAGTTCAGATGGGACACCTTTAGATAGAGTAAAGATACCTTCTTTACTCAAGAATAGTTTGTCAATTCTTCCAAGATAGTATTCATAGGATAGATTGAATGATTTATCCTTAGCAACCACATGAGATGATGAAGATGTGCCAGGCACAAATACTCTTGCATCAAATTCCCAAGGAGCTTTACCAGCAATAGTGGATGTAACTCTAGGTCTTAAGTCAATAATATCTGCACTGTTTATACCATTAATAACTGGTAATACAGTTCCATATAATTTTCTTTCATATGAATTGACTGTTACAAAGTCGCCTGGATCTGCAGCATCAATAACAAAGTTATTGTAAACAATTGTAAGTCTTCTTGTAGGTGCTTCAGTATCTTCTTTTCTGATAAGTGCAGAGTAGTCAACGTAATCTAATCTTTGGCCTGGATCAAACTCAAAGTTATTTCTTATATCCCTATCGCCTGGAGTAAATGACTGTACAACACCAGAAACGTTAGTTTCTTCAAATACAATCTCCTCACCTATCTCAAAAGCATTTTCATTCTGGGATACAAAACTTACTTCATCAGATCCATTAGTAGCAACGAAAACACCAGAAGCACCAGAAGTTTTACCAACTATAGTTTCACCAACTATAGCATTAAGAATATTAGAGTTTAGATTTGTGAGTTGTAATAATGGGAACTGTGCGTCACTAGTAGATGAAGATTCTAATACAGCGAGAACCTCTGCAACATCACAAACACCAAGAGATACTCTTTGATCTTGTACTCTATTACCATAGGCAGTGTCATAAGTCAATCCATCATTTAATTTCATCAATC